GAATCTAAGGCTACAGCAAGGTAATATCGGTTATTGAACAGAGTTCCAACCGCCTCAGCAGCTAGATTCTTGTTGATTCTGTCAATATACGGCTGGATGTTTTTAGAAATAGGCTCATCTGCACCGCGAAGGTTGTAGTCATTTAAGAACTCAACAGCATACACACCTTCATCCGAAAGGAAAAACATAGCATTGCCTTTCATAACAACGCTTTTCTTAGCTAAGCACCCAACTTCGTTAGTCAGCGCAGTCACACGGGTGTCATTTAAGCTCCCAGTAGTGCCGCTGATAAGGTGCAAGCTATTGCGATTAAGGACAACTAACTTGTCGTCGTAAAATCCCTGCATTGCCACAAGGTAATCTGCCGTGCCACCAGTAATTCGGAACTGATTGGCAATCTGGTCAAACGTGTGGCTATCTAAAATATCCGAAACAGCAATCTCGTCGGTAATATTTCTATCTGTATAGACTGGTGAATTATACGTTCCGCTTGGAGCATAGTAAAATGGCACCCATAATCTACGCTGGAAGTAAACACCCCATGGCGGAGCAGGTTGATGGATGAATCCTAGACCTTCACTGAAGCGTCCGCCGAACTCAACTTGTAATCCACCACCAAGGGTAGTTAAATTACCCACAGGGGCGATAAAGGAGATATTGGTAGTGGTAGCACTAAGCACCTCGAAAGACTTGCCAGAAATAGCACTGAACTCAGGGACGGTAGTCTCGTAGATAACAATGGTGTCTCCAGCTACAATCGTTGTATTCCCTGTAACTGTGAGGCTTACTACGCCACCAGATACTGACCCATTATTTCCAACAGTAGTAAATACCTGTGGTTGCGTGTATGTTCCTCCAGGAACAAGCGTGAACCCAGATTTCAACACAGCATCCGTAACCCCAAATGTTTCAGTTTGAGATGATGTGAATATGTAGGTAAACGTATCCTTGCTGGTAACAGAATCAACTGTAAATGTTCCATTCGCTGGAATATCAGGAGATACAGCTGTAAGCCCACTGACGACAATAGTGTCTCCAGCAGTTAACCCATGATCTCTTACACGCATGGTAACGTCGGTAGTTCCTGCCTGACTTGCACTCTCAATCTGACGACCATTAGGGAACCACTCAAATCCTTGGAATCCACCACGGAACAGATACACACGATCAAACGCTTGTATCATCTCTGTGTCTCCCGTTAAGGACTGACCTTCTGGATATTCAATATCCTGCGTAGTATAGCCATCCAGATCCACCAAGATTGCCTTTGTGTCCAACGCCAGCACAATGCTCTCTGCATTCCCTGTGTTTGGATCACTGAACAAGCAAGATGCTCTGACGTTGACGTTGGCAGCGTCGTTGATAGGTGTTCCTGATAAGGTTCCAGTTGTTGTGGTAATAGTAGTCAACCCAGGCACTAAATACGTCAACGTATCAACACTAGCAACGGTAAGCGCAAAGTCACCATTTAATGTGGCATCTCCAGCTAACCCAGCTACGCGAGCCAATGCTGTTCCAGTCAAGCCATGACCTGTAATCGTAATCGTAACTACGCCAGCAGTAACACTCGCAGCAGTGATGCTTTTAGCTGAATCAATCAGAAAGAACGGAATCGTAAGTGGGCTACCACCGCTTGTCAGAGAGTCTGTCCTAGCGACAACTCCCTTGCGAGGCTTCCAATATCCTTCCATCCTGCCGTTCAACGACTCACGCACCTCACCAACTTCTAGCTGGTTCAACTGCAATCGCTGATTCACGCTCAGAAACCCACCATCCCCATCTGAGGATTGGGCTTCGTCCATCGCACTGCCACTCTGTGCAAACTGACTCATTAGACGTAATAGACAACAGCTAATCCGCTAGTCAATTCAATGTCATCAAACAAGCCACCGATACCTACGCCAGCAGGAATTGTAACCCCAGTTATGTCACTTGCGTTTGTTAAATTTGGAGAACTAATGGTAGCAAATTCGCAATCAGTCAAACACTGAATCCATCGGCAATTCTTAGTTGCAGATACGTTGCCAAATAATACCTCTCCGCCGCCTTGACCCTGTAGGTCGTATGAAACTGGACTGCTCATGCGCGTGTTTTATCATTTTGTGAGAATTTGTCAAGTAGCCATTTAGGCATTTTTTCGGAGGGTGGGGATTTCCCCTTTAGGCATTTTTTCGGAGGCTAGGGAACCAATAGCTATATCCGTAGGCACCGCCCCCGCAACCCCCTCCCCCCTGTTCACCCGCACACTACTCACCAGCACACCTAGCGAATCAAACGCTCGCTTAAATCACCCGCTCAACATGTCGGCCGCCATACTTAAACACTCGCTTGAAACACCCGCTTGCATTGCCGCAGCACCCGTGTGAAACACCCGCTTGCATTGCCGTCACGCCGTCCAGGTATCACCGCAATCCTCCGCGTAAATCTTTCCCGAGAAAAAGCCTAACAGAAATCATTTTATGCTTGACATGTTTTGTGATTGCTGTGTAAAATCAGTACACAAAGGAACGGTTGATAATGCACTGATGACATCCGATGCTTGCCAGGTGTCTGAGCGGTTGTTGATGATTATTTATTGAGATGGTAAATAGGTTTCTGAGATACTTTCCCTGAGACACTTTCCCTCGATGATTCTTCCCTCGATTCTCTCTTGCTTTCCTCGCTGATTCTCTGTCGATCATCCCTTAAATTGACGCTTTGCTCTCTGTTTTCCCCGCCTATTGCTGGCAATGCTAAAAAAATCTCATGCGATAAACCCTTGAGAATCAACAGAAAAAAAGAAAAGTGAAAATAGTTGCTAAAATGTTGTAGACAATGCCGCGAGATTTGGTAAGTTTGCCCCGCCGCGATGAACACAGCGGCACAACACAGCATGAAAACAGTAACCTACTACCTAGATAAAGCATCAAGACTTGCACGCCTGCCACAATCCAAAAACGTGCGCCGTAAAATGACAGCAAACCACAGAGCAATGGGTGATGCGAGACAGCGTTATTTGGCGGCAGCCATGAGTGAGCGATAATCACAACACAACACAACACAACTACAACTTGAACATGAACACACAGCAATTCCAAAAACTTATTCGTTCCGTAACTGGACGACCGCTCACTATTGAGACCGAATCTGAAGAAATAGAGCTTGAAACTAAGATTGTAATTTCTAGACCATGGAAAAATGGGAAAAATGCTTTTTCTTTCGAGTGGAAAACACCGAAAAAAGAAGATTCTTTACTTCGTAGCTTTATAACCGCTTTTTGCGCTAAGTATCGCGAACCAGACCCCGCAACCTATTCCCGCAACTGCTCCGCCTATGGCGACAGGTGGGTAGGGCATGAAGAAGAATGGAATAATCCTGAGACTCACTGGAACTGCTCGCTGTGGAATCACCACGCAGGACACATGACCACTAAGGACAAATTGAAAGCGCAAGTCATCGCCAACTTTGCAAGCTTTGATGCGGGAACTGCTCGCCTTGGTTTTTATGATACGCACTATGGCATTGGGATATTTACAATTTACGGGGGTGATTGGGTGCAAAAAAGCCTTTCCGCAATGTCCGACTATCTGGCAAGCAAGGCAATCCCATACCGCAATGAACTCTCCGATGCTGGTTGGGTTACTCGCTTCGTTATAAATATTGACAAGACCGCTCACGCATCCTTGTTGCGCTCGTTTTAAGCCGCTGATGAGTCCTTGGCACAGGACGAAACGCCGCAAGGCGTCTGGCATAGCCAACGTAACAACTACAACATGAACATGACAACACAACACGACAACACGACACAAGCCGCCCTTGCCATCATAGCAGCAAGCCCCGCAACATCCGCATGGAAGCGCGGGGTTAAAGCATATGCGCTCGAAATGGTTGAGGAGCTAGCCGACCAGCTGGACGCGACATATAGCCCCGAAAAACTGTTAAACGGTGCTAGGAATTGGAGCGAGTATTCTTGCGGAGGCAACGCGCTGATTTACAATTCCGACATTGCAGAGAGACTCTGCAGCCCATCCGAGCTGAAGCGCACCAAGAACGGCGACAACCAGCCGAGCAAAACCGAGACATGGATGGACGTGCAAACGCGCGCCCTACGCCAAGCCGCTCGTTTGATTGATTCCGCTTACAGACGCGCCGAGAGACCAGCACTAGCCACAGAACGCCCAGGTGACCATGCCGCAGCACTCGCGGAGGAATGGGGCTGCAGTTATTCAGATGCACTAGTGTATTGCAACTGCGATTGATTGCCTTGCCCGTTGCTCTCTCCGCTGGGGAGGGCATAGGGCGGAGCAAACAGCCGCAACACAACCAACACAAGAAATAATGATAACACACACAAAAGGAAAATGGAAAGCCGAAGGCTGCACAATCTACAGCGGAGAAACCATTCTCGCCGTCACCTACTGCGAGGGAAACCGCGAACTGCATCCAAACATGCATGAAAAGGACACGCCGCCTGATTCAGACGGAGAAGAACACGGGGACGGATGGGAGGAGGCATGGAAAAATGCCGAACTCATCGCTGCCGCTCCTAGCTTATTGGATGCCTTAATCGCAATAAAGACGCAAGCGGAAAATGCAGCTTTAACCTTCCCGAATGCACCAGGACGAGGGGACTTGCTAACCATTGCCAGAATAGCAGGCGATGAAATCGCCAAAGCAAATGGCAACGCTTAAGCAAATTACCAAAAAAGAAGCTCAAATCCTCGTGACACTATGAAACCAACTTGCTCGCTCGTCCGCCGTCCTATCCGCCGCAATCCATGGCGGAAATGGCTCACCACCACCGCTGAAATCATCGGGGGTATTCTCACGATTGCTCTACTTGTAACCCTAACCCTCCTGTCCTTAGCACTATGACCACGTACACAGCACTATCACAGCGCATCCGCGCTGCAGTATCTACTGCCGATCTCAAAGCATTAGAAAAGCGATGCGATAGGCACTATGCGGCAGGCACTATCACGCCCCGCGAGCTTGCCCGATTGGATGGGTTAATCATGGAGCGCATCGCACTACTGAACCAATAAACACAACACAACACAGAAACCATGCAAACAGTAACAGGCAATACATACCCCGTAAAAGACGCCATAAAGGCACTAGGCGGAAAATGGAATAAAACAGCCAAGGGTTGGGATGTCCCAGACGAGGTAGCAGACGAGGCGCGTGCCTTAGTCTCTGGAGCGTCAACTGCCGCACGCCGCACAGTTAGCACTGGCTATGTCTCCAATGTCTATCGCTTTTCTAGCGGGGCGGAAATATACCAAAACAAGCGCGGTCGATGTGAGGACGCGCCATGCTGCGGATGCTGCGGAACAGATAGCCACTGATGAGTCCCAGGCAACGGATGAAACACCCTACGGGGTGTATGGCAAATGCCAACTCAAAATATATGATACTATACCAAAAAACAGAAGATCCCCTCGTAATTGTCACAGACAGCAAAACAAAAGACGTGCAGACTAAAAAGCTAACTGGCATTTATTTTCGGATCATTCCTCCCGCAAATGACCGTGTGAATTGGGTGTTGACCTGCTCTGAAATGCACGTTGACAGATGGGCAAGCGCAACAGATTCCACTATGATTATCTCCGAGAATCTAAGAAAACAACTTGTCTCACTATTCTCATGCTGATCGACAACAAAATCGCGTTGATACAATCTGTTGCTGATGTTATCGGGGTGAAACCTGAAGCCATCACTGGCAAGCGCAAACGGTATTCCGAGGCTCTTGCTAGGCAGCTCGTTATGACGCTCTGGAGTGAAGCTCACTCGCTCCAGGACTCCGCCGAAATCGTAAATCGAAGCCATCACACGGCAGCATTTTACGCACGGAAAAAAACCTACGAAAAATTGCACTATTGCGAGAACCTGAAAGAGCAAATGCGCAAGATCCTGCAAAGATATTCACAGATTATACTTGAACAAACCACAATTAACGAATAAAAAACTCTTGTGCGGGAAATTCCGCACTATCACAACACCAAAATAAATGAACCTAGAACACAGCACACCAGAATTGTTCACCGCACTCGCTAAAATGCAAGGTGAAGTAGAAAACGCTACAAAAGGGAGTCTTAACCCTCACTTTAAGAGCAAATATGCGGATCTCGCCGAGGTCTTGAACACCGTTCGCCCCGTCTTGGCGGCAAATGGCTTGTCAGTCATCCAATCGCCCTCGTTTGACGGTGGGATCTGTCACGTCACTACCACTATCGCGCATAGCGGGGGAGGTTACATCTTCGGCACTATGTCATGCGTCCCAGCAAAACAGGACGGGCAAGGCATCGGGGCAGCGACAACCTATCTGCGCCGTTACTCGCTGGCAGCGGTCTGTGGGGTAGCGCAGGAGGACGATGACGGGCAATCTGCCGCGCATAACAAGTCGGCAGTCTATCCGCTTATTTCAAGCGGTGAAGCTGCCAGAATTCGCGAGAACATCGAGGCTCTTGCTATCGACGAACCCGCATTCTTGAAACACTACGGGGTCACGTCCGTGGCACAGCTAACCACTGACAAAATCGCCAGCATCGACAAAGCATTCGCAATCAAAGCCAAAGCAAAACCATGAAAAACGCATCTATTGAATACAACTTGGGCAGAGCGTATTACTCACGTTCAGCATCGCCGACGAACTTGTCAGGACCTGTCAGCAAGTCACTACTATGGGATTTTAATCAATCTCCTTACAAGTGGAGACACAGCACGGGCAAGGAATCGACCCGCGCTATGGATCTAGGCACGCTGATTCACGCAGCGATTCTAGAGCCAAACATTTCGCTGGATGTCATCGCCGCAGTATCGCCATTCTCCGACTTCAGGACTAAAGCGGCCCAGGAGTGGAGGGATGACGCGCGAGCCATGGGCAAAATGATTGCTACTGATGACGACATTCGTGCTGCATCGGGGTGTGAAGCGGTCTTTTCCGAAGACTATGCACAACGCTTTGCTGGTGGCTACAAATCCGAGGTGGCAGTTTTTGCCACTATCGGGGCGACAGACATAAAAGGCATGATTGATCTTGTGCCTGACAATCTCGACCTGCTTGTGGATCTGAAAACGACTGCCAAAATCGGTAATCTGCGGAACATCACCAGCACTATCATCGACCGAGGTTACCACTGGCAAGCTGCCCTCTATCTCGACCTGTGGAATGCAGCAAGCGGTGAAAATCGCACTCGCTTTGTCATTTGCTTCATTGAGGTGACAGCACCGTATGAATCGGCATGGGTGGAAGTCTCGCCTGAGTTGATCGAAGCGGGGCGTGTAGGCTACATGAATGCACTTGCGAAATGGCAATCATGCGTAGCTGTAGGCGTATGGCCTCGCCAGCATGAGGGGATTACCACTATCGAGAAACCTGCTTACCTATAAACCAAAAAAGAGGGGGCGCGCATCTCACACCACGCGCTTTATATTATGAAGAAAAAATATGATGCAGTTGCCACCGTGGGCAAATACACGAAAGACGGAATAGAGAAAAAGCGTTATTTGACCGTAGGAGCGGTTTTTGAGAGCGACGAGGGTAAACTCACCCTAAAGCTGGAAGGAGTGCCTGTATCGCCCGACTGGAGCGGTTGGATCGCATTCTACGAGCCAAAGTTGGGTTACACTGGAACAACTGAGAACGACACACCTCCATTCTGATGAGCATCTTCGACGACACGCCGCTGGAAATCGGAACGCAATACTACGATAAGGAAATCATCGGGTGGAATCCTGATGAGAGAAAATATCTAGTTGCTTGCCCACGCTTTCGCACGAAGGAGCTTTGGCTTTCTAAGGAGAAGGTAGATGCTGAATATGGGAATAGTCTCATGGCAGGAGTAGAGTGCCGCGAGTCGAAGCCAGGGAGCAGCTACAACACCCGATACTTCAGAAGTCGGGTAGATAGCCCAGAATGAAAAATATCCTTGCCACCTCCATCCAATCGTGCAAACTGACCATATGAAAACGCCAACGTATTCACCCGAAGAAGCAGAGAAGAACGGCTACAAGTCGATTACTACGCTTTATTTCTTCAATGATGAAGCAGATATGAAATATCTCTCTGCTGTGTTGGCTGACATGGCAAATGTTAAGCATTGCCTGATAAAAACGCTCCGAGGAGTGGAGGTGGCAAGGCTTAAAACTGAGATCCTATGAATCTATTCCCAGAATTGCCAGAGGAGGAATCACCCCGCCTGAAATGGATGAAAGCGAAGAACATCCACACGCTGAAAACCAAGGACAACAGATGGGTAGCATACAAAAGCGAGACACAGCACAATTTTACCCACGAGGATGAGATTGACGCTGTTGTCGGTCTTGCTAAGAAGCTGAAAATCAAACTCTGGAAAGAATGATTGACTCCGCGCCCGATTGTGCTAATCTTCTCCCGACAGTGCTAAGTGCGCGACTTTTGCGAACCAGACTTAGCCATTGCCACCGTCTGCTATTGTTGAAAGTTGACTCCATGTCATGAGATTGCAAAATCCTAGGCAATAAAGGACACATCTCATTTACCAGCGTAAAAGGAGATACGAACACGCTCAGGCGTTTTCAGCATGACCCCGTCAGCACCCACTGGCGGGGTTTTTGTTTCTCAATTTATCCAGCTCGCAACGGACAAAGCTCAGGTCGTCCTCCAGCTGAGTGATCCGCTTAACCTGAGAGGCAATGACCTTTTGCGCTTGCTTGTCGGAAAACGGTCGTTTGCTTTTTGGTAATGATTCGACAAGGTGGTTGTATCGTTCTTGCCAGTTGATTTCCTCACTCATTTTTTTTGCTGGTTCTTTGTATAGCTTAAATTCTTTGTGCATCTCTTTGCAATGCTCTATAAGTTCCTTTTGCTCAAAATAGCGAGTAGAATGACTGATGATAGCATGTTGTTCTTCACTCATTTTCTTTCGTTGTTTGGTTGTTTTTAGTGTAATATGGTCGAACTTCTTTCTGCCATCGTTGTAAAAATGAATCCTCGCCATCGTCACAACTAACGAGCCAATCGACCCGTTGAGCCATTTCAGCAGCTTGGCGTAAAGTATGCGCTGTTTCTCTGAATTTCTCGATCACTTCAGGCGGGTAATTTCTCCCGCGAGTATCGCCCCATTCATTTTTTGACTTGTCATTGTTCGATCCGATCAATTCGTCAATGTCCCTGGCAATGTCTTCAATTCTGTATTGTTGGTATTGGAAATGTCCTCCGCTCATATCGTTCTTTCTTTCTTCTGTATTCTGTCCTTTTTATTTCTGTACACAATTAGTCTCATAACCTCCCTAGAGCACACACGATGAGAAACAATATCTACCATGTGCTTTTATGATTCGGAAACCAGCCCCTTAGGAGTCAACCTCCTGCCACCTCTGCTTAGTCTCATGGTGACAACTCGTTAGCCCCTTTCGAGCGTTTCAAGCCTAGTGATGAGTGTGGAAGATTCACGTCTTCTCGCGGTGTCCTTTGTTTTGGTCTGTCTTCAGAATCGAACAGGGGCAAATGAAAAGCCCGTCCGAGATACGACCTTCGAACGGGCTTCCAATGCTATTTGAACACACAGCAAGAAATCTTTGTCAGGCGGTCGTATCGCGCGAACGAGGGGAGAATAGAGCAAGTATGGGAAAACGCAAGAAATAATTTTGATGAGTTTTAATTTGACGGATTTACTATGATGTCTAGTATCGCCGCGAACACATGACAGCAAACACCCCGAAAGACGGAGATACAATAGCAATATGGATCTCATGCGGAGCAGCCAGTGCAGCAGCAGCAATCCTTACCGTGAGTATGTATGGAGAGCGTTGCAATATACGCTTGCTCAACAATCCAATCCAAGAAGAACATGAGGATAATCAGCGATTTGTTCGTGACCTATCCAAGTATTTAGGTCGTGAAATTGAGGTCGTTATAAATCCAGATTTTCCATCATTCTCGATATTCGACGTTTTTGAAAAGCGTAAATTCGTGAGTAGCCCATACGGTGCGCCATGCACGGGTGAATTGAAGAAAAAAGCTAGGCAGCATTGGGAGAACAATAACCATGCAGACTGGCACGTCATCGGGTTTACGGCTGATGAAAAGCATCGGCATGAAAGATTCGTGAAAACTGAAAGAGATAATGTTTTGCCAATCTTAATTGACAGAGGAATGACGAAAGATGATTGCGGCAAGATGATGGTAGCTTTGGGATTAAAGATGACAATAGCTTACGAAATCGGAATGCCTAATGCCAACTGTATGGGGTGCGTAAAGTCATCAAGTCCTGCATACTGGCAACTCATCAAAAAGATTGCACCTGCTCAACACGAGAAAATGTGCGAGGTTACACGACGACTTGGGTGTAAACTTGTCAGGCTACACGGCAAGCGAATTTATTTGGATGAATTACCAGATGGCTCGTATGGGAAATTGAAGCAAATGGATCTCGACTGTGGATTTTTCTGCGAGGAGAAATGGAGATAATTTTCAAGCGGTGAAAAAATATCTCCCAAGGTGCGCATCGTGGAGAGGCGTGGGAGATCTGCTGTGATTGGATTCCCGCACCCGACCTAGCTTTCGCGATGACATGGAGTCAACTTTCAATCGGGGCAGGAATCCCACCTACTACGCGCAATGCTGCGTTTCGCAAGTTCGCGAGAATAATACCAGAGAATCTGGCAAATTCAAGATCAAATATCGAGCGGGATCGGTATCATCGGACGTAAATCGGACGTATGGCAGACGTAAATTCTCTAACAAAATACACGCTGGATGCATTGATTTTGCAAGGAAAATGAAAAAGATTGAAAATAAATGAGAAAAAGTATTGACCTGGGTCATGAGCCGATGTAGAAATCCATCGCCATGAACGAACACATCACCAACCTCACTGAAGCCGAAGCCAAGCTTATGCTGCAATTTGCGATGGAGGATCTCCGCTCCGCTATTTATGACCCGCACGCAAGATATGATGCCGCTTGCATCGCCTGGCTCACTCAAACGATTGAGAAACTCAGCAAAGAAAACACAACACAATCATGAACGAACACATTCAGAACCTCACCGAAGCACAAGCCAAGATATTGCTGGAACTTGCAATGGAGGATCTCCACGAAGCAGTCTATAACCCTGACAGAAAAGACGATGCAGCATGGTTCGGTTGGCTCACTAAGATGATCGAAACATTCTCCAAAAAGAACACAACACAACCATGAACACATACCAACGCCAACTACTAGACAAGCTCATCACCGAGCTAACCGACAAACCATCACCTAACCTACACGCAGCGCAAATGCTCGCCGCCGAGCTTAAAGGCGCAATGCAAGCGCAAGATGCACCGCAAAAACCAACTCCAGACGCTGACGGGTGGGTGAAGAATAGAGGGGTTGATCCTAATTGCATGATTGCGGCATGGAGATTTATCGACGGACATGAATTACATCACTTGATGGATTCACGCGAGTTATCTTGGCGGTTGAATTTGATAGACTCAGACATCACCCACTACCGCCCCGCATGAAAACAATCGACTCACAACAAATAACACCATGAGCAATACAAAAGAACAACGAGCGCAGAAACGCGCCATTATCGAAGGCGCAGTCAAAGTCCGCACCCATCGAGCCATCAGCGTGAAAATGCCGATTGCGCTTGCCGATCGACTGAAACTAGAGGCAAAGGAAAAGCGCAGAATCTTTACAGGCTATGTCTTGGAAAAGATTGAGCAGGGAATGGAGGTGGCGAAGTGAGCATGACACACGACGAAATGATTGCCGTTATTCAGGCGCACAAGAACGGCGGGAAGGTGGAATACAGGGAACGATCCGAAATCGCATGGACACCAGTGATTTCGGGTAAACCTCTTTGGAATTTTGCAGCTCATGACTACCGCGTAAAACCAGAGCCTCGCAGCTTGTGGGTGGTGAGATACCAAAGCGGCAATATCGCAGGAACTTACACAGACTTAGTAAGTGCAGAATCAAGAGCAAAAGATGTCAATAATTCAACAATCCACGAATACAAGGAGGCGCTGCCATGATTGACTTCGTAAAAGCGCATCCCGTGTTCACGGTGTTTTGCCTCATTGTGGGGTTTTATATGGTGGCATTTACGCTCAGCTTAATTAACCCGCCGAAAGATGATTATGAAGACTAAATGCCTACAAGCGTTTTACACGCTCGCAACAGCACTCATGGCTGGACTAGTCGCCTGGATAATTCTACCATAACAAACATGAACACACAGAACACACCATCACACGCATACAGAATGCAAGAAGTTATTGATATCGGTTTCAACGCTGAAAATACACTGGATGAAAATGACACCGTGTCACTAAAGGTTGGACAGCTTGCTGATTTTGTCAGACACTACTGCGAGTTATGCCAAGCACTAGTCGACCATGAGATTGAGGCGTTATCTCATGCTGAGATATTACGCCAGCAAAGCAAGAAAATCGTAAGAATACTGAAAGGAGAGCCATGAACAAAGATGCACACGAACGCAGGATGCAAGCCATGTTGAATATTGCTTGGGAAGTTGAGAACCTCATGGACGTTGAGAACCGACTAAAGGATAACGAAACCGTGCAGATCAAAGTCGGCGAGTTTATTGAGTTTGCGCGGCATTATTGCGCTATTGCTGACCAACTGGATGAATGTATTCAGTGCTTTAAACTAAACGCAAAAACGCATCTGACTTTTGCCGAGGAAACAGAAAAGATACTGAAAGGAGAGCCATGAGCGCAAAAATGAAAACATCGCCAACGCAGCTATCTCTGGCGCACCTACGCAAGACCTGCGATCTAGTGGAAGTCGTTGAGAAGTGGAACAGCTTCGTCAAGATCCGCCAAGACCTGTTCGGAATCATTGACATTCTCGCTTTGCGCGGCACTGAAACAATCGCTGTGCAATCTACATCGTGGGGCAACGTGAAAAGCCGCATCGACAAGATGAGCGAGTCACCAAACATCGCCGCCATTCGTGCCGCAGGGTGGAAAATCCTTGTGCATGGGTGGAAGAAGAACACAAAAACAAACCGCTACGAACTGAAAGAAATCGACATATCATGATCCATTACAAAGATAAAACCTTTTGCCCGTTTTACGAAACGTGCGACAAGCAAAACGATTGCGGTCGACCGCTAACGCCACAGGTGAAAGCTGCCGCTGTTAAGTGGTGGGGAAGCGATGCTGCGCCTGTTGCTGTATTTACCGACAAACCGCAATGCCACAGTGACAACCAAGAAAAGAAAGAACCATGAACACACAACAATATGACGGAATTAACTGAAGGCAATTACACTGCGAAAATCAAAAAATCAACTAATTGTTACGGGGTTTATTATTACACAGTGACAGTCACTTACAATGTGCAAGGTCGTGAAGATTTCCGAGAATTAAAATCATATCAATCCGAAAAAGCGGCTATAAAAGGGGCGAACAAAATTCTTGCAAGTTATCAACAATCATGAACACACCAGAAAAAAAATTATCGGAATCCCTGCTCGCAGCCTGTAAAGCAGCGGGGATTGAGAAGCCAAGATTTATTATACAGCAAGAACAAAGCGTTTGGCATGTTGACGTTAAGCCTGAGTTCACTACAAGTTATTGGGCTGCACTTGGCGGCGTTGGTTTTATCAAGTTGGATCACCCGCCCTACACCGACGACTGGCAAGACAGCTTGCTGGAGTGGGTTGATCATGTTGCTGACACCAGCAAAATGATAGACATGCAAGATGCGATTGCTGACGCGTATCGCAAGCACGTTGGGCGTTGCGGATTGCAAACCTACGCTCAGACCTACCGCCACGGCTGGCAAGATGCGCTTGCTTGGAAAGGAGGCGCAAGTGAGTGATCCATACGAGCGAGAAGCAGCCAAAGCAGCAATACAAACGCTTGAACGCGAGCTTGCCAGAGTAACCGAGCAACGCGATAGCGCATTCAGTCTTATCCAATACGCTGGAGAACTGCTGGGCGTTACACCGCAGGAGCATAAGTCGGCGCACGGATTTAAGGTGCTGCAAGCTATCAAGGATTTGATCGAGCAAGCAAAAGGAGGCAGCGATGACTAACAAACAAAAGCAAGCGCGGATCTCGCACCTTTTCCGCAAGCGCAGGAGCATTTGGTGGGTGTTGATAGTCAATCGCAACCCCGCATGGGAGAGAGCCTACGAATTATCGTGGGAGGGGATGAGAAAACGGCACAAACAAAAACCATGAGTAAAAAACAAAATAAACCATCAACACGCAACATGAATAATAAATTTGAAGAGGGATGCAAATGTCCCGAATGCCATCAAGGC